CGACCACTATACGATGGCTTTGCAGCATGCTGCGAACGCGATTGCGACGACGATGTCGCAGGGTCCGCACGCGATCATCAAACGGCTTGTCAACTGGAACTACACGGGGGTCACCGAGTACCCATACGTCCAGGCTGGCGAGATCCGAGTTGGAGATCCCAAACAGTTGGTCGAAGCGGTCAAGACCGCCGTCGATGCGGGAGTGGTCACCCCAGACGACCAGATTGAGGCGAAGATCCGCGACGTCCTCTCTCTCCCCCAGAGAGTAGACAATGCTGCGCGGCCCATCGACGTAGACCCTTCGGTGGGTCCTGGGCAGAACGCCCCCGTTCAGCCCGGCGACGATGAGCCCGACGAAGGCTCCCCATCCGACGATCCCATCCCCGAGGGTGGGGAGCCTTCCGCCTCTAGCCGAGGAGAGGAGCAAGCTCGACGGGAAGAGGAGACCCTCCACGAGCACGGGGAGGACTGCGGCTGCCGGCCGGTCTCCCTGGCAGAGGGTCGCGTGGAGATGGACGTCTACACCGAAGGCCCCCGTGGGCGCGAGGTTCGGGCCGCAGAGAGAAGCGTTCGGTTCTCCGAGGTCAGCGGAGTGAAGGATCAGGCCAACGAAGCCATGGCAGAAACGATCACAGACTGGCGGAACAGTGTGATCCCTGACTACGTCCAGCGGCTTGCGAACTTCCGCACAGTGGACGAGATGCTTCAGGTCGAAGTCCCTAGGACACGCGAACTCGAGGCCAGCCTTATCGACGAGCTGCGCGAGGTCTACAACGACGGCAAGGAGTCCATTGATCGGGAGATAGAGCGGCAGGAGAAGGACCCCAACCTCCGGTCTGAGATCGAAATTCAAGAGGTGCGCCCTCGCCAGGAAGGGGGTCAGGTCGATTTGTTTGAGCCCCCTTTCGCTCTAGCCCGCAGGGGCGCTAGGAAGAAGGTCAAGGCACCGAAGCCACTCCCAGGCGAGCCCGAGAACATCATCGACGAGATATCCCCGGAGGAGGCTATCCGCTCCACCGCAGCTAGCGCGGCGAGGGAAGCCGCAGAGCGGGTTCAGAGGGTCGCAATCAATCAGGTCCAGTCCTCGGGGGTCGGCGGAATGCCCCCGTCTGCCTCCGTCCTGGTCGAGGCGGTGGGGACTGCCCTCTTCGGGATGTCTGTCGGGACGGACTATCGAGCTGCCCAGATGGTCTCAAACCTGACCTACGGTCTCGGGAGAGCACAGGAGTTGAGAGCCTCCCCGGTGAGGAGGTATCTCTACTCCAACCTTGCCGAGTCTCAGAGCTGCGGACCCTGCGAGGAGCGCGACGGAGATATGTTCGGTGCGGATCAGTTCGTAGCCTACTCGACCCCCGCTGGCTGGTGCGTCGCTGGACCCATGTGCAACTGCTTGATCATCGGCCTTGTCGAGTAATGGCCGGCGGGCGCCCAAAGAGGACGGCACTCCCCGAGGGGATCGGGGTCTACCCCGACTACGTCGTCTCAGTCATCGCCAAGGAGCAGGGTGAGACCATCTCGACTCAGGGGGTGAGGTACTTGCGCGAGGCCAACAACATCCCCCCCGCCTCGGAACCGTATCGGAGCCAGTGGTTATCGAGGCGGGAGTCCTCCCAGGAAGACCTCTAGTTTTCTTACCCTGAGAGTGGTTGCAGACAAGGCCAGCCTCCCAGCATGCTAGGCGCATGATCGACGAAGAGGCATACGCGGAGTGGACAACTGCGTACATGAACGATCTCCCCGACTCTGCCTTCCTTTACATTGCCCCTGGCGGTGAGAAGGACGAGGACGACAGGACTACGCCTCGATCGCTACGGTACTTCCCGTACCGGGACGACACCGGGAAGGTGGACCTTCCCCACCTCCGCAATGCAATCGCCCAGGCGCCCAAGGCGGATCTCTCCTCGGAGATCGTCGCCTCGGTCCAGGCGAAGGGTCGGAAGATCCTTGAAGCCCAGCGCGAGGAAGCAGCCGAGGAGGGCGACGCCCCCATCGACGAGGAGGTCGCCCCCGACCGGCCCGACGCCTACCCGCCAGCCGAGCAGATGTCTGACTGGTCCGCTGTTGTTCACCTCGACGAGGACTACGGCAACAAGAACGTGGAACTCGCTCGATCGGGGACGCACTACGGCAGAGCCTCCGACAGGCAGGTTGTCCTTTCGCCCGAAGACATCACCTCGATGGCGCGGGGCTACCAGATCATCCAGTCGGAAGGCTGGTACAGCACCGGAGCCCCGGTCGGATACAACCATGCGTCCCTCTCGGGTGCCCTCGACGCAGAGAGCACCAAGGCGGCGGGTAGGATCCTGGAGGTCTACACCCGCGCCAACGACGATGGCAGCGTGAGCCTGATGGGTCGCGTCCAGTGGACCGCAGAGGCAACCCGCAGAATCCGAGCTGGAGAGTTCGACGGATTCAGCATCGAAGCGGTGCCCCCGTCCTCGGCTCGCAGCAAGAAGAATGGAGAGTCCCTCGGTGAGTGGGCTCTCATCGGAGGAACACTCACCAACGAACCCTTCGTCGCCGGCATGGAGCCTGTGGCGGCATCTGAGAAGAGGAGCACCGACATGGCGCTGATCAAGCTTGTTACCGATACTCTCGCCCTGCGCGAGGGTGCGACGGAGGCCGAGGTTCTCGCTGAGATCCAGACCCTTCGCGTCCGAGCCGAAAAGGCCGACACCCTGTCAGAGGCCCTCGACACGGTCACCACCGACCGGGACGCCATCAAGGCCAAGTTCGACGAGCTTGAGGCCAAGGAAGTCGAGCGCATGCTGGACCGGGCTTGCACCGACGGGCGGATCGCCGCCTCGGAGCGCGACGACTATCTCGACATCTACACCCAGTGCGGTGAGGAGCGAGCCAACCGAGCCTACTTCGCGGAGCGCATCAGCGTCACAGCGGTTGGGAAGGCCGGGACGGACGCAGAGCGAGCCCCCGCCCAGAATGTTGTGGCTGAGTGCAATGCCCTCGCAGAGCAGCTTGCCAAGGACGAGGGGCTTGATGTCGCCGCTGCCTACGCCAGAGCCATGCAGATCGTACTCGATGACCCCACCAAGCGAGCAGCCTACGAAGCTGCCGCTCTCGACGCCTAGGAGTTTCCGATGAGCACCCCTTTCAATCCCGACATCCTTACTCGGCGCACCGAGGCCGACCTGTCCTCCAGTGCCTGGATGCTGGTCATCGCGGTTGGCGACGACGAGACAGACCTCGCTGGCGCGACCTCTAGCGCAACCGGCGACCTCTGCATTGGTGCTCTGACCAACGACGTTGCCGACGGCTCCTCCACGGCAGCCTATGTCCCCGTCCAGGTCGGCGGCATCATCAAGGTGAGTGTCGGCGGAACCATTGGCGCGGGAGCCCTCGCGATGGCAGACGCTTCGGGCGAAGCTATCGCAGTCGCAACCGGAAAGTACGCTTTCGGCGTTTCCCTCGGGGCTTACGTCGATGGCGAAATCGGCGCATTCCTTTGGGCACCTTCATACTACGAGGAAGGCTAGGCTAGCGCCTAGTTAGGAGACACAGATGGCAAATACACAAGGCTTTGTTCAGGATGTGATGTTGCAGCGTTATGCGCGGCTTCTCGGACCCTCTCTCGGCAGCTTCATTGCCGACGACATCTTCCCTTCGGTCGATGTTCCCACCAAGACGGGACAGTTTTACGACGTAGACGGTGGCTTTGCTTCCGCCCACTCGACGGCATCCCCCTACCTCGGTCACAACATGGTGATCGCTGATGGTCAGGATTCCCCCCTGAAGATCAGCACCTCGATCAGCAAGGTGACCGGGTGGGACGTCAACCAGAACGGTCTGGGTGTTCAGATCAGCAAGAGTTCCGAGGGCTATGCCCAGGGGAACGGCCTGAACCTGCGTCAGGCGAACGTCGCTGTCCTGGCTCGCGAGTGTGCGATCAACCGGGAGCGTAATGCTGCCGCGCTCGCCTTCTCGACGACCACCTTCTCTGGCAAGACGACCGCACTCTCTGGTTCCGACCAGTGGGACAATGCGGCCTCGGATCCGATCAGCATCGCGCAGACTGCGCGGGACACGATCATCCAGGCTTCCGGCGAAGCTCCCAACATGGCAATCATGGGCTACGAGGTCTACAAGGCGCTCCGTCAGCACCCGCTGATTTTGGAGTACTGCTCGCGCACCCAGAGCCGTGTCGGGATCCTGACCAACGACGACCTGGCGCGTGCCCTGGACGTCGAGACCATCTTCGTCGGCAAGGCTGTCGCCAACAATGTCGTCGAGGGTCTCACAGCCAGTACGGGGTATATTTTCGGGAAGTTCGTCCTGTTCGCCCACATCAAGCAGAGCCCCGCTCCGATGACCCCCGGCTCCTGCCTCCAGAGGTGGCGATTCCAGGGTTCCTCGGATGGCGCGGTTCGTCGCTGGGATCCGACCCCCTACGTCGAGCAGATTGACATGACCTGGAACGATCAGTTCGCCGCACCGACTACGGAGCTGGGCTACCTGTACAGCACCGTCGTCAGCTAGGAGTAACTCATGGCAGAAACACTGCTCTACCAGGGTGTCGCAGTAAACCCGGCGAATGGTCTTCGCGTGCGCCTCGGGCATAACGTCGAGACGATGAGCGGTACGAAGAAGCTCACCCCGCAAGACGCTCAGTTCCAGTTGCTCGATCCGAATGGCGGCAATGATCTCATGCTCCCTGCGGAGGAGGCGTCCCAGGGACTGTTCTTTATCGTTAAGAATACGACCGCTGCCGCAGAGAACATCGAAGTCAAGAACGATGCGGGCGGCGGCAAAGAGACCCTCGGTAGCGGCAAGTGGGGCGTCTTCATGTGTGACGGAACCTCCTGGGAAACCATGGGCGTCCTGTCCTTCGCCTAACCTGAAGAGGAGCACCCCTCATGACGTATGAAGTAACCCCCGGCCAGAGCCTTCTCCACAGCGGGGTCAAGTACCCCTCTGGAGCCATCGTCCCCGGTGGCGTGGAGGTAGACCTCCTCTGCGCGGCTGGAGTCATCCGGCTCGTGGAAGAGAAGGTGGTTGTGCGCCCCGAGCCCGAGCCCCAAGGGCGCAGCACCGCTGTGGACGGGTTTGATGCCTCGGATGCGTCGAGTGTGACGAACGTCCCGCTTCGCCTCCTTCCCAACGTCCTCAAGGACATTGATGACGCCGAGGTTCTCCTGGAGATGCACGAGGCCGACAGCCGCAAGGGCGGCAAGGACTTGATCGAGGAGCGCCTTGGCGAGCTGGAGACTGAAGGTGCCTAAGTTGACCCTGAAGTGTTCCTGTGAGATCGCAGGGGTCGAGCACAGCCCAGGCGACTCGGTCGAGGTCGATGACGACAACGCTGTCCGCATGCTCCGCAAGGGGATGGCGGTGAAGGCGACCAAGCCGAAGTCCGCGCCGAAAAAGAAGGCGAAGGAATCCGCCGACAAGGAGTAGGGAGTCGCAGTGGCCTATAACGCAGACCTAGCCACAGCGACCGTCATGGCTCCCCAGCTTGGGACACTCTCGTCCAGCACAACCCCGACGCTTGCCCAGGGGAACACGATCTGGGCGAACTCCTACAGCCAGGTCAGAGCTGCGTTTCTTCGGGCCGGCCTGTCCGACACGGTCACCGCGTCGAGCCGAGCAGAGGAACTTGCCCAGCAGGCTGAGATATTCCTGGCAAGCGGGAACATCCTCCTCGCCAAGGGGAGTATCGGGGCTGACGGAAAGGCTACTGCCGACGAGCTTATCGACCATGGCCGCGCCCTCCTGGACTCCCTCTGGGATCGGCGCGACTACCTCCTCGCAAACGGTGCGTCCGCTTCCCTCTCTGGACCCTCCATCTTCGCCAAGTCCAACTGGACCGAGGACAGCGATCCTGACTTCGACTACACGCCAGGAACCGGCGACCGTCAGTACGCGATTCCCCCTGAGTTCCAGGACGGCGACAACCTCTGATGGCTGCTCCCCAGACCCAGATGTTCTCGTTCTCCTTCACCCCGGAGGCGCGGAAGTTCCAGGTTGCATTTGAGGGGTGGGCAAAAGAGGTGAAGGACTGGCGTAGGGCTTGGAAAGACGTGAGATCGCTGTTCCAGAGTCACGAGAGAAGGCACTTCGGGAGCGAGGGGACTACGACCGGAGCGAAGTTCGCCCCGCTTCTCGGTCGCCCCCACTGGCGGCGAGACAACCTCTCTTACGCTGCGTGGAAAGCGAGAAACTACTCTGGCCTCCCGATCATGCAGCGGGATAGGGTGCTCTATACCGCGCTTGTTGAGGGGGGCCAGGGTTCTCTCTTCCGCAGCGGAAAGACGAAGATGGAGATCGGGATCGCTCCTGGGATCCACCTTCGCAAGATCGCAGAGGCCCACCAGGCTGGGCAGGGCAACGCCTACGCTGGCGACAACAAAGAGCCCCGACCCCCCGTCAGGTTCGACCCCAGCGTCTCAGACAAGGGAGCGTTCGGCTATGCCCTCTCTCAGGTCATGCAGGCGCACATCGTCCTTGCCCGCCGGCGAGCCTTCAAGAAAGAGATCGAGGACGCCTTCGGAAAGGCCCACGCTGAGAGCCAGTCGGGCGCAAAGTCGACCATCCGGTCGATGATCAACGGCACCTGGAAGTAGGCCATGGCGTACTACGGTGCCGAGGCTGCCGTTGAGGCTATGGACGAGTTCCTCCAGGCGGCTACCTACGGTCTGAACGCGCAGCTCGGGACCATGAGGTCGGACTTGAGCCTGACGACAGCGGAACTCCCGGACGTCTCCCAGTTTGAGAAGTACTACCCCAAGGGGATGCAGGCCAGGCAGTTCCCCCACTTGTGCATCGTGTACCTCTCCGACACTGCGGAGCAGGAGCCCAACTCGAGGATGATCAACCTGGCGATCGAGACCCAACTCACCGTGCTCGATCTGAACGTGAGCGGGACCGAGGCCGAGGTGGGCCTCGCGATGTGCAGATACAGGGACGCTCTCACAAAAATCTACCTTCGACGAACTCCCGTGGGCAAGCAGGGCTGGACGCTATCAAACGGCGGAACGGTCGCCACAGGAAGAGTCATCCGTTGTACTATCGAGACGCATACGCTGGCGTTCGATCCTGAGATTCAGGCGAGCACGCCAAACATGATGCTGCGGACCACCTACTTGGTCAGAATGCAGGAGGATTACTAATGCCCGGCCCCTCAGTTGATATTGGACGAGACCTCGTCTTTTTTGCGGATCCGCAAACGACCTTCAAGACCGCAGCCTCGGACTTCCCGGTCGCCGCCGATGCTGTTCGGGCTATCACTGCGTCGATCAACGGGAAGTCTCCGTTCTCGATGTTTGAGGACAAGCGGGGAACCTCCACTCCGCTGGGCGTGATCAACCAGAAGAGGACCGCAGAGTTCTCAATGGAGTGTTACGCCTACGTGACCACTCGGGGCACCGCTCCCGACTGGGCTGACATGCTGACTTCCGGTGGATGGCAGGCAACGGTTGGTGGTGGGGACGCGACGACGGCTACCGGCGGGACGACCACTGTGATCACCACCGCCGACACCAACAATTGGGCTGTCGGTGACGCTGCGATCATTGAGACGGGCTTGGCGACGGGGGAGTACGAGATCCGGCGCATCACGGATCTGACCGCTAGCACCAACTTCACGGTCTCCCCAGCTCTCCAGAACACGCCGGCCTCTGGGGCCAACATCCTGGCTGGGATCATCTACAAGCCCTACGACGCTCGGGACACCACCCCGGACGCTCTCACGCTGTGGGCATTCAACAACAACAGCGTGGACCGGATCATCGGTGGCGTCGTTGGGACCGACAGCATCACCATGGGCGGTGACGAGGCGGCTCGGATCACCTTCAGCGGCACGGGTCGCCAGGACAACCGGATGGGGCGGGCGACGCTCGACGACTCTGGCGGCATCGACGACGCTGTCACGAGCTTCACTGTGGCGGATGGCTCTGTGATCCCCGCAGATGCGTCGAGCGACCTTCCCTTCTACTATCAGATGGAGGACGAGGTCTTCAAGGTCATCGGGGTCAGCGGTAACACCGTGACGGTGGACACCCGGGACGTCTATGCTGGGGGAGGGGCTGCGGCAGCCCACGCCGACGGGCTTGAGTTCTACCCCTATCAGCCCGACGGCACCTACTCCGGCACTCCCATCCCCGCGACCTCCGGGCAACTCCTGGTGGAGGGCGCAGCCCTTCAGGCCGGCTCCATTTCGGTTGACGTCGATCTGGGCATCATCTACCGAGAAGGCGTCCATGGAGACGCTTACAACGTCGATGGCTACGTGGACGGGAAGCGGGCTGTCACCGCGACCCTCGACGGCTGGTCCTTCTTCGACTCGACCATGGTTCAGGCGCTCAAGGCCCGAGCCCGAAGGTCTGCTTCGGTCCACTGTCAGCAGGGAGTGGACCGAAGCAGAC